GTTGTTCGTGAGGATGCCTTGCGCCTGTGTCTCAAGCACGGTGATGATTTCTGTATTAGGTTTGTTGCCATCTACCTTGAGGTGCAGAATCAGGAGTATCAAAAATTCTCTTGACAACCTTTTTCCCAGCGTGTACAATACTTACAAGTTTTAAAAGGGAGATATAAAAATGAGTTCTACAGATACTAGAATGGAGTTTTGTTCAGAGTTAGATGATTGGTGGTGTCAGTTATTTGCTATGCGGTTAGGGGCACCTTTACCTTCTGAAAGAATTAAACTAAAGTTTATTAGTTTTGTTGAAGGGCGTTGCCAAGAGGTAGGTTCTTGGAGAATACGTGACGATGATTTAACAGTATTATTTTCTGAATTCATAGACGAACTAGGAGGTTGGTAATGTTGTTTGATATTACTACTGATGAGTACAAGGCTTTCACGGCCTCTCATCTTATTGGATTGTTGTATGAAAATAAGTCTGCGTACCACATAACCTATAACATGTACGGTAAAGACAGGCATTGCCTGACAATAGAGGAGGGCATTGACGGATCTTTAGAAGAGCAAGTCTCTGATTTTTTTGTTGACAACGCATCGTGATGATGTTAATTTATAATGACGCTAACAAAGGAGAAAACCTATGCGTATGATTGATGGTATCCCACAAGTGTTAACTGGCGAAGCCTTTTATCCTCATGTGAAAGTGCCTGTCCCTAACTTCACGGGTGACCGTAACGGGTATGAGATTAACCTAGCGGTATCTGATGAGGTTTATCAGCAGTTCATTTCTGCTGGTTTTAATGTTGGTATCAAGGCTGCTGGTCGGTCTAAGTATACCGAAGACCCTGTGATTCATTTCTATCAATGGGAAGTGAACGGTAAGGGTGAGAAGAATCCTGTACCTAAGCTCGTTGATTCTGAAAAGAATGAGATTGATGTGCAGATTGGTAACGGCTCAAAGGTAGCAGTGCAGTGGCGAGCAGCCGTGTACGGCCCTAACAAGCAGTACAAACGTGCCATCCTTGAGAACGTGCAGATCCTAGACCTTATTGAATATGGTCAAGGTGCTGCTGAAACTGAACTAGCATTTTAGGGAGGGAGTATGACTGAAGAGAATCCAAATACCGTGACCTATGAGGATAAAGAATACAATGTCTCTGACCTGTCTGAACGTGGGCAGGTTCTTGTGGGCTTTGTACGTTCAGTCCGTGAAGAGGCTGCGGGTTTGCAGTCTCGTCTAGCTGTACTACAGGCAGCAGAGATAACCTTCTCCAAGGAATTGGAGGAGCTATTGAACGAGCCTGTGCAGGAAGAACTGGTTTAACTAAGAGGGGCTTCGGCCCCTTCTTTTATGGAGACTTAGATGTCTTTTGTAGAATTTCATAAACCTTGCCCCGTGTGCAATAGCAGTGATGCCGCCAGCATTAATGAAGATGGCAGCGCCAAGTGCTTTTCATGCGGAGAATTTATACCTAACTATTCAGAGGGAAATATGGAAGCAGCCCCAAGGCTTGTTAAAGATAATGTAACAATCAAAGAAGGAGAATTTAACGCCCTAAAAGAAAGAGCAATCTCGCAGGCAACTGCCAAGAAGTATGGAGTAAGATCCACACTAGGCCCTAGCGGAGAAGCTACCCGACACTTCTACCCGTATTACAATGGTGCGGAAGAGGTAGCATACAAGACACGGATGGTTGATACCAAAGGCTTCACTGCCTCTGGCCCCATCTCAGAGTGCGGCTTGTTCGGACAGCAAACCGTAGGTGATAAGGGTGGTAAGTATATTACTATCACTGAGGGTGAGTGTGATGCTATGGCAGCTTACGAGTTGCTGGGATCTAAGTGGCCTGTGGTATCTGTTAAGAACGGAGCACAGGGTGCAGAGAAGGATGTCAAATCTCAAATAGAATTCCTTGAGAAGTTTGACAACATCGTTATCTGTTTTGACGCTGACAAACCCGGACAGGAAGCAGCCAAGAAAGTAGCAAGGCTGTTGAAGCCTAACAAAGCTAAGATCATGGTGATGCCTGACGGTCACAAGGATGCCAATGACATGCTGCGTAAGAACCAGCACGGCTCCTACGTTAGTTCGTGGTGGAATGCAAAGACCTACACGCCTAGCGGTGTCTTGAATGTCAGTGAGAATAAAGATAAGTATCACAACAGGCCCAAGAAGAAGTCCATCCCATACCCTTGGGACGGTTTAAATAAAAAGCTAGAGGGCTTGCGGCAGGGTGAGTTGGTGTTGGTTGCAGGCGGTACGGGTCTTGGTAAGACTGCGGTTACACGCGAACTAGAACACTGGCTCATCAAAGAGACTGATGACAACATTGGTATCGTTGCTCTAGAGGAGGATTGGACACGCACCGTGGACGGCATCCTTTCTATTGAGGCTAATGCTAAGTTACACATTGACAGTGTACGTGAGACATATTCAAGAGAAGAAGTTGATATTCTTTTTGATGATGTCTTCTTGGACAACGACAACAACGACAGGGTGTGGGTACATGCTCACTTCGGTTCCAATGACATTGACGGTATCTTTTCTAAGCTACGTTACATGATCGTTGGCTGTGAATGTAAGTGGGTTGTGATTGATCACCTACACATGATGGTATCTGCCACATTGGAAGGTGATGAACGCCGCTCCATTGACTCCATCATGACACGCCTCCGCAGTCTTGCTGAAGAGACAGGGGCTGGTCTTATTCTTGTGTCGCACCTTCGCCGTATTGATGGTAATAAGGGACATGAGAAGGGTGCTGAGACAGACCTTAGCCACCTCAGAGGCAGTCAATCCATTGCCCAGTTGTCTGATTGTGTGATTACTCTTGAACGCAACCAGCAGGCTGACGATCCTGTGGTGGCCTCAACTACCCGTGTGCGTATCCTGAAGTCTAGGTACACAGGCGATGTCGGTATCGCTACCTACTTGCAATACGATAAGGATACTGGTAGGCTTAACGAAGTTGATGACTCAGACATTGACTTCAATCCTGAACAAGCAGAAACACTGGCGTTTGAATGAAGCTATTATTTGACATAGAAACTGACGGGCTTGAGTACACAAAGATATGGTGTCTTGTTGCTCAAGAAGTAAACACTGGTGAGGTCTGGAGCTACGGGCCTGACGAGATAGAAGAAGGAGTTTCATTATTAAATAAAGCAGAGCAGCTATCAGGACACAACATCATTGGGTTTGATATACCTGCTCTAGAAAAGCTTACGTCATTTAAACTTGGCAACCAACAGATCATAGATACCTTAGTACTATCTAGATTATTTAATCCTGTACGTGAAGCTGGTCACAGCCTTGCAGTATGGGGCAGTAAGCTGGGTCTTGCTAAGATTGAGTTTGATCAGTTTGATTGTTACACACCTGAGATGCTTGAGTACTGTAAGCGTGATGTTGGAGTCAACGTCAAGGTTTACAAAGCTTTGCAGAAGGAAGGTGTAGGGTTCTCTCCTGACTCAATAGAGTTAGAGCATGAGGTAGCCTCCATCATGAAGGATCAAGAAAACACTGGCTTTTACTTTGATGAGTATAAAGCAAGTATGCTCTTGGCTCTTATGCGTGAGAACATGGCGAAGCTTGAGGATGAAGTTGGTAAGGTGTTCAAGCCTAAGATAGATGAGCGCCTTATCTATCGCCGTGAGACAGGCACAGGTGCTGTAGCTAAGACAGGTTCTTGGGATACTCCAAGTGGTAAAGGTGTACGCCTTACTGCCGAAGAGCATGAGTACCTAAGCCAGCCTACTAACTTCAGCACCACTAGGCAGAGCATCATGGACTTCAATATTAGTTCTAGAAAGCAGGTAGGTGAGTACCTTATTGAGTTTGGCTGGAAGCCTACTGAGTTCACTGTACATGGTAGACCTATTGTCAATGAGAAAACTCTTTCTCAGATAGAAGGTATCCCAGAAGCAGAGTTGATCAAAGATTATCTGATGCACCAGAAACGTGAGGCTCAGATTAAATCATGGTTGAAAGCATTGAAAGATGACGGTAGGGTACACGGCTATGTGATTCCCAATGGGACTATCACGGGCCGCATGACTCACCGCGAACCTAACATGGCGCAAGTACCTAGCTCTAACTCACCTTACGGTAAGGAGTGCAGGGCAGTATGGACTGTACCTAAAGGTTACAAGCTGGTAGGTATTGATGCCAGTGGCCTTGAGTTACGGATGCTTGCACACTATATGGAAGACAAGGAGTACACAAATGAAATTGTCAACGGAGACGTACACACAGCTAACCAACACCTTGCAGGACTTGAATCTAGAAATCAGGCGAAGACATTCATCTATGCACTGCTGTACGGCGCAGGAGATGAAAAGCTTGGAAGCGTGGCTGGAGGAGGCAGAGACGCTGGTTCAAGGCTTAGACAATCTTTCTTCGATAATCTTCCATCATTTACAAATCTCAAAAATAAAGTTGCAAGAGCTTCAGCAAGAGGGCACCTCAAAGGTTTAGACGGGCGTAAGTTGTTTGTCCGTTCAGAACACTCAGCCCTCAACACGCTGTTGCAGGGTGCCGGTGCTATCGTTATGAAGAAAGCCTTGGTTATTTTCAACGAGAAAATAGCTGGACTTGATGCTAAGTTTGTGTGTAACATACATGATGAATGGCAGTTAGAGGTTGAAGAGATGAGTGCTGACACTGTAGGCAACTTAGGTGTGGGTGCAATTGTTCAAGCAGGATTAGAACTTAATTTAAAATGTCCACTAGATGGAGAGTATCATGTCGGAACAGATTGGTCAGCAACACACTGAGGAAAAATACTGTACTAAGTGCGGAGTAACTAAGTCTTTAGATGAGTTTTACCGACATAAATTAGTTGGACATGAGACTTATTGTAAGCCTTGCCAGAAAAAAAACAGTATAGAGAACGACAAGAAAAGAATGTATGTCAACGGTAAAGTTATACCTAAGACACATCCTTTACATAAACCGGGGCGCTACAAGGGCTTCACTGATGCGGCCTTTAGTTCTTTAGAGAACTATGAGAAATCTACCGAAGGTGAAGTATATATTATATACAACCCTGCCTTTCCCGGATGGGTGAAGGTTGGTATGGCTGTTGACTCTCAAGACAGATTAAAACAATACCAAACATCGTCTCCCCACAGGGACTATGTAGTTGTAAAATCTTACAAAGTACCTAACAGACGTGAAGCAGAAGCTAAAGCACATGAGGCTTTGACTGTGAAGGGGCGCGGGCGTAGGGGCGAGTGGTTTTATATGGGATCTACTGTAGCTGTATCTGAACTTGACAAATTATTTATTATTGGAGAACAACTTGACCTCTTCTAAAGACTTAGACAACCTTGTAGATGATATCTACGGTAAGCTTGATGCCTTATCTGACGGTAAAGAATTAGACATAACCGATGATATGATCTATGACTTTGGTGAGCGCATGAAGGGTGCGTTGGCACACTGGGCACAGCCTCACAAGCAGTCCAAGGGACTACGCATGAGCAACATTGGCAAGCCTGCCCGTCAGCTATGGTATGAATCCCGTAGAGATCTTGACGAGCCATCTTCTATGAAGGCTCACACGCACATTAAGTTCTTGTATGGTCATCTACTTGAGGAAGTACTCCTCCTGCTTGTTAAACTTTCAGGACATACTGTCACTGACGAGCAGAAAGAAGTAGAGGTTGATGGCATCAAGGGCCACATGGACTGTAAGATTGACGGCGAGGTAGTTGATATCAAGACTGCTTCTAATTTTGCTTTCAAGAAGTTCTCTGAAGGTACGCTTGCAGTGGATGACCCCTTCGGATACATGGCTCAGTTGAGCGGGTATGAGGCAGCAGAGGGTACATCTGACGGTGGCTTCTTGGCTATCAACAAAGAATCAGGTGAGCTTGCGCTATTGAGACCCGGAGATCTATCCAAGCCCAACATTAGTACAAGAATAAAAGAACTTAAAGAAGCTCTTACTATTGACAACCCGCCAGATCGCTGCTATACTGATATACCCGAAGGCAAAAAGGGTAACATGCGGCTTCCTGCTTCATGTACCTATTGCCCCTTTAAGCATGACTGTTGGGCAGACTCCAACGACGGTAAAGGACTAAGAGCATTTAGATACTCTAATGGCCTGAAGTACTTTACTAAAGTAATGGCTGTCCCCAGAGTAGAGGAAGTAGTATGAACAGTAAAGACTGTAAAAAAATAAGCAGACAGACAGACTTGATTCTTGTTGAGTGGCTGAAGACTCTTGTTTCTGATGAAGAAAAAGAACAGATAAACACTTCTAACATCCACAGTTTGTTACCTTCTGCTAATTATTTTTTTATGGGTAGGACTCTGCGCCTGAGTTTCTACACGCCCAAGTGGGTACGTCAGAGTATCAAGAAGCTTTTCAAGCTTGGCAGAGAGATAGAGAGTATCACTATGTCTGATCTAGAGGCTTACACAAAGAGCCGTGGGGTGCATTATTAGTACCAAGAAGAAAGCTGTCAGTGGCTGGCGCAAGCCTAGAGTACCTCGCCCAAAGCTTGTAAAGAAAGACGGTAACAAGTATGACTCTATCTGGGAGATGGTGTTGCATGAATCAATCCTAAAAGATTGGGAGCACCATACAGATTATGTTTCATATGTTATTGAGCATAAGTACGAGCCTGACTTTGTTAGAAAGATAGGTAGAAAGAAGATCCTTCTTGAATCTAAGGGCAGGTTCTGGGACTTTCAAGAGTACAACAAGTATGTCTGGGTAAAGAAGATACTTCCTAAGAACACTGAACTGGTATTCTTGTTTGCTAACCCGTCAGCCCCCATGCCGGGAGCCAAGCGCCGTAAGGATGGAACTAAAAGATCACACGGTGAATGGGCTACAGCGAATGGGTTCAGGTGGTTTAGTGAGGACAGTATCCCAGACAGTTGGATTGATAAGTCTGCTAGAGATACTGAAGAGTTTAAGAAACGTAATGACAAGATTAACTTGGAGATGCAGTAATGGGCCGTAATAGTAATCCTTATCGTAAGATGACTAAAGATCAGATAATCTCAGAAAATCATGAACTGTTCAACGAAAAAGAATTCTGGAAATCAAGAGCGATAGCGCAAGGAAGTCCTAGAAATGCTTACAAAGTTTGTTGTAAAGAAGTAGAGGAAATTAGGCGTATAATGGATCCCGATAATACAGGGTTTGTACACGGATGAGTATTGATAACATAACACCAGAGGAGTGGAACAAGATGGCATTTAAGACTATAGAAGACGATGCATCTAACGAGCACCCAGTGTTCTCTGAGGAAGCTATGGCTAAGAGCTATGATGTAGTAAACAGACCAGAGCATTATAACAATGGTAGTATGGAGTGTATTGATGCTATCCAAGGTATGCTTACACACGATGAGTACATCGGCTATCTACGTGGCAATGCACTAAAATATAACTGGCGTTGCCGCTATAAAGGTAAGCCTATAGAAGACTTACGCAAAGCTCGCTGGTACGAAGAGCGTTTGATCCGTTACATGTTGGAGCATCCGGGTGACAAGTTGGGATAGGAAAGCAGAAAGGGTTGAAAGGTTTCAGAAGAAAAAGAAATCTAAAAGTAAAGCAAGAACCAAGGGCTACAGGCAGGCCCAGTTAACAGAGAAGGACGATTTGGATGATATCAAAGATTGGCATACAGGATTATTTAGGGATTCAGATTGACTATGATCGTGAAGAAACACTGAATAATTTTTCTTTAGAAACTTTAAAAGATCGTTACTTCTGGGAGGATGAGACACATGCACAAGAAGCATTTGCCAGAGCGTCGGTCTATGGTGCAACGTATCAAGGACATACTGACTACAATCTTGCACAGCGCCTTTATAACTACAGTAGTAAGGGCTGGTTCGGCTTCAGCACTCCTATTCTTAGTAACGGGGGAACCCCTACTGGTCTACCTATCAGTTGCTTTCTTAATTATGTTCCTGATTCAAGGGAAGGCTTATCTGATCACTATGATGAAAACATATGGTTGGCAAGTGGAGGTGGAGGCTTGGGTGGATATTGGGGTGCTGTTAGAAGTAATGGCGTTCCTGTTGGTAACGGTAGTGAGTCTACTGGTTCTATCCCTTTCATGCACGTAGTTGACGCACAGATGTTGGCGTTTAATCAAGGAAAAACTAGAAGAGGATCTTATGCAGCGTATATGGACATCAGTCACCCAGAAGTGGAAGAGTTTATCGCTATGCGAAAGACTACTGGGGGTGATCTTAATCGTAAGTGCCTTAACCTTCACAATGGAATTACAATCACAGACGAGTTCTTGGCCGCCGTCATGTCTGATGATAGCTGGAGACTGATAGATCCTAAGTCCAAGCAGGCAGTCAAGACTGTATCAGCAAGGGACTTGTGGTGGCAGCTAATCCACACTAGAGCAGAGACAGGTGAACCCTACATTGTTAACCTAGACCGCTGTAATGAGGCTCTACCGCAAGAACAGAAGGAGCTAGGCTTAGAGGTACGCCAGAGTAACCTATGTTCTGAGATTACCTTACCAACCAGTGAGTCACGTTCAGCAGTGTGTTGTTTGTCTAGCGTTAATCTAGAATACTTTGATGAGTGGAAGGACGATGAATTATTCGTTGGTGATTTAATCACAATGCTTGACAATATTATTCAACATTTTATTGATAATGTGGTACACACCTATCCTGAAAAAGAAATACGCTCGTTTAAAGAGTTTCAAAATTATGTTAAACAAGGAAAAGAATATGCAGGGAAAGCAAAAGCCGCTTATAGCGCATATAGAGAACGTGCGGTCGGCCTTGGAGCGATGGGTTTTCATAGTTACCTTCAACGTAATGGAATCCCTTTTGAAGGAATGTACGCCTCCAGCTTCAACAATAGAG